TTATTTTCAGCATCTGTCCCTATATGAATATTCCAAAAACTTCCATTAAATATTGGAAAATATGATGTTTGAGCTTGACTAGTACCATTTCTAATAAGTTCTAATCTACCATATTTACTAGCATCATTTGATTGGGACACATCTGCTCCAGTATATGGAGTTAATATCAAATGAGGATCTTTTGTTGCATTACTACCAGATAATGTAAATAAATGTTGTGAAAAAGGATTTCCTAATCCATCTGTTGTTCTTTTAGGATTTATTCTAAATTCTACTGTTTTTTGAGAAGCACTTAAAGCATCTGTTTTAGAAGAAGACCATTTTGTTTTTATAAAAAAGCCTGTAGTTCCTGATTCTCCTTTTAAAGTTAATCCTGATTTTTCATAACTAAAAGTTTTATAAGTGCCCGCTGTTTCTAAATCTTTTAAAGGACCACTTAAAAGAGTGCTTCCTCCATATTCTTTTACATTTAAAATTGTTCGAGGTATACCATAACAATTCATTAAAGCATATAAACCTCTTTCTGTTCCTTTTGTTTTTAAAAGATAAGGAGAATTATTATATATACGTTTCCATATTTCTTTTGTTATCTGTCCTTTAGGTATAGAACCTTCATTAGAAGCAGTAACGTATGTTTTTGTTCCTTGAGGTACATTATAAAAAACTTTATCAGGTCCCCCTATTATATATTCTCCTATTACTGCATCTCCTATAGAATTACCATAAATACTTTCTCCTAAAATATATTCAAATAAATTTGCATTTTCAAATTGGTCAAAAGTATCTAGTCCTAAACTTTTTAATTGAAAATAAACTAATTCTTTAGAAATTCCAAATTTATTATCTAAATTAGATACTTCAGTTAGATGTTTTACATGAGCCCATATATGATCAAACAATTGACCTGTCATGTTTATAAAAGTTACATATAAGTTGTTATTTGGATTTTCTAAAATATGGTCTGGTACTATTCTAGTTAATTTATATTCGTTTTGTAAATCAAATAATGATGCTGATTGTAGTTGACCTGTGTAGTTAGAATTAGGTATGCTTGAATTAACATCTCCTAACCAACTTATAGCTTCAGAAGAGGTTATTGAATATAAATTATAGGGGGCTACTGAATTATGTTTAGGCCAAGTATATGTGTTAGAACCTGTTGTATAATATAAAAATTGTTCATATCCCTCAAAATTTTTTATTATTTCTCTTTTTTTGTTTTTTATACTTGTTTTATATTCTATAAATTTTGTGACATTTATTGAACTAGTTACTAAAGAAGCAGTTGCTAATTCTGAATCATATAATTCTATTCGTTTTAATTTATATTTAAAATTTTTTAAACGATTTACAGCACTACTAAAATGTACAAAATTTTCAAAATGATAGGGTCTATCAAGTTCTTCCATACTTGAAGATACTGTTCTTATAAAGTCATATTGTATGTTTACAGTGTCTGGGTTTTCTAATTTGTTTAATAATTTGTTGTAAGAAGAACTTACACTATAATTTAATAGTTGATTATTATTTAAAAAATCAGAAGGGATTGAATTATTTTGTCTAACATTTATTTGAAAATTAGGTTTTTGGAGTTCTATAGTTCCTTCTTCTATTTGTTCTCCTCCTAAATTTATTTTTATTTCATAGGGTTCTGCTAGTTCTTCTACTATTTTAAATTCATTTCCTCTTTGTATCTTATCAGGTAGGGGATCTTTTGTTTTAAATATTAATTCATGTTTTAAAGGATCTGTATTTAATAATATATTAATACCTGAAGCTAAAAATCCTTCACCAAAATTTAATAAAAATTCTTTAAAATAAGAAGAACCTTCTATTTCTAACATAAAATTTTCAGCTTCTACATCTAATAAATTATTTGATACTTCATCAGATATTGATTTTATTTCTCTACGAGAAACAGATATATCTGTTGTTTTAAAAGGAAAATAAGATGTGTTAAAAATTTTATTTCTAAGAATATGAACTCTTATAATATAATTTCCTGTTGTGTAATTTCTAGTTCTTAATATTTCTCCTGCATTTATATTTATAGCAGAAACATTACTATTTACATTTGATTTTGTGTATTCTTGGAAATTTAATTCTGAAAATACTAACTGACCTGATGTGTTAAATACATGTACTTCTATGTAGTCTTCGGGTCTACCAAAAGATGTGTATATTGATTTGGTATCAAAATTATTAGGCAATCCTAGGGCATCACGTGTTGATTCTCTTACATCAACTAGTTTAAGTTGTGAAGTTGCTAAAGGAGCAGTATTATTAGAAGAAAATAAATTATCGTAGGTTGCCATTATATATCATTTGTCGTCGTGTTATAAGTATTAAGTTGATAAAAACTATCAGATAAATCTAATTGATTCATAATAGGTTTTCCTCTTTCTATATATTCTATTATATTAGAGTTTAAAGATATAATATATTTTAAATTAGGTATATGTTGTGATCTATGTCTTGCTTTCAATAAACCAAATAAATTTTCTTTATTATTTCCTTCTATTGGTCTAGCTTTTCCTGACATTATATAATATATTTCATTATTTTCTAATTGTTCAAAATTAGTATTTTGATCTGGAGATATAACAATACCATTAGAAAATATAGGATGAAATTGTTCTATTGAGTCAATTTCTATTTGAGTATTTTTTACTTCTTCTTTTAAATTATTTATAGTTTCAGTTAGTGGGTTAGTCCAAGATATTATGTATTTTAGACTTTCTTCAATAAAATATTGATGTGTACTTTTTAAAATATTGTAGAATTTATTATTATAGATGTCAAAAAATTCATTAATAGTTCTCATTTGGGGCAAAAATTCTTTAAAATTTTCATCTAAATAGTCTCTAGCTTCTTTAGATTCATATACTTTTCTACTTAATTCTATAGAAGAAGATAAATATAAAGGTACATTATTTTCATTTAATGTAGAATTTTGTGATTCTAGTGATGAGGGTGAAGATGAAGGTGAATTATAATAACTAGCCATATTTTAAAATTTAATATTATACATCAGATTCATAATTAAAAATAAACATTTCATTTTCAGGTGTTGTAGATTCATAAAAGGGATTCATAAAATTTAAATTATTAACCATCCATTGAGTCATACCAAAATTACTTCCCTGTCCTAATCCATATTCTTGATGGTCAGTAGTACGTTCACTAATATTAAAACCTGGGGGTCTTCCCGGATTAAATATATTGTATAATGAAGCTTTAAGGGGTGTAATTATAGGAATTTCTCTTAAAGTTGCGGATGCAAAAAAAGATGCAGATAAATCTGTGTAATCTTGGCCTTCACTACTTCCAACCCCAGTACCATTTACTCCATAAGGTGATACTAAACCTGGATAATATATTTTAGGGTTATTTAAAGGACCATTTAACTTTCCATTTTCCCTTCTATTTGGATTAATCCATTGAAAATATCGTTTATGCCCTGGTTCTCCTGGTATTCTTTTTCTTGTATAGCCTTGTACCTCATCTTCTAAATTTCTATTTTTTACATTCATAATACCTCCCCCTTCTATATTTAAAAATACATTCCAATCACTTCCTGATCTTCTGTATCCTCCTAAATATACTGATAATATTCCTCTTACTTTTAAAATTGGTTGACCATACACTTTTCCTTTTACTGATTTACCCCCAGATCTATGAGAATAATCTACCCTATAATATTGGCTGTTTGGGTTGTTAAATATTCTCATAAGGTTTCTATTAGTTGTTATATCTTCTCTTCGCCAATTTTGATTTAATCTTCCATAACATCTATTTTGTAAAGAAGCAGGACCATAACACATATTATTTATCATTTTAGTACCACGATTAGATTTTTTATCGTACATACTAAATATATCAAGACTATAATTATCTTGATAGTGTTGTGTGTCTATTCCATATAATTGGGTCCATTCTTCTACATCAGGTTGTCCTTCTCTTGGATAAATAGGACTTCCATCATCTCTTTTATTTACTATTTTAACTCTAACTCTACTTCCTTTTTTAACATCTACAATTGAAGGAAATTTACCATTAGGTCCCCATTCTTTTATCATAGGCATAGAAGGATAAGATGCATTAAAAGCATCAGCAGGTCTAATTTCCCATACTTTTGTTGGAGGTACTTCATAATATTCAGCACTAAGTGGATCGCCCGAATATAAAGAAGCATCTCTAGATACAGGTCTTTGTGCATATCCAGGTACCCCAAAAGTAAGAATAGTAGGTGATGGAGTAAATCCTATAGTAGGATCTGAATCATTTACATATGTTACTTCACATTGAGCTGTTAAGTCTCTATACCAAAAACCATCAGGTTCTCCCATAGAATCATATAGATAAGTTCCATCTAGTGCTTCTTTTTCGTCTTCATCAAATTTATAATATGTTTCAACTCCAAAACATTCAAATTCAACTTTAAGTTGATCAGTTAGGTAATCTTGGTTAGCTTTAGCTATAGGTATAACTGACATATCTTCGCCAAATTTTATATCTTGAGCTTCTAATATAGTATTTATTTCATCTGCTTTAGCTAATTGGCGTAAAGGACTATTTGTTAATGGAATATATTGATCATTAGACATATATAATGAATCTCTATTTATTTTTCTTAAAATATTTATAAAAAAATCTTTATCATCTGCTGTTATTTTTCTTTTATATCCCTTTTGAATATACCATATAGCTGTTCCTATAGTTATATTTTGTCCAGGATCACCTTCTTGTAAAAAGGTATTATTAGGAAATATTTCGTGTTCTTTTTCTGGAGCTTCTAATGCATTAAGTTCATTATTTTTTTCTAATAAATCTTGTTCTAAGATACTTATTTGACCTTGTAAATTTATATTTTCTTCAGGATGAATAATCTCACTACTTTTAATTATTATTTCTTCATGAGATAATTTTTCTCTTTGTGGAATTTTATAAAATACACTCTCATATATTTTTTTTAGTTTTTCATCATCTATTTTTTCAGGTGAAATTATTATTTCACTAAATGTATTTTGTATATCTGTTTGGGCTTGTTTATGACTTTTTACTATTTTTGTTAAATGTATGTGTTGTTCTTGTGAGGTTGGAGTATTATCCTCATTAGGAATTGGATTAGATGGTATGTTAGTATTATGGTAAGGCATAAAATTATATTAAATTATCTTACAACTTTAAAAAAATATTTATCATCATAAATTGTAGTCCCATCATTATGGGCATTTTTAAATAATAAACGATAATATCTTTCTGGTTGTAATCCTTTCATATGAATTTTAAAATACATTCCATTTTCATCAGAACTTAACTTAGTGTAATCATCAAAAGGTATTATTTCTCTTTCTGAAAAAGCATCTCTTATACTATAAAAAGAAGAAGTTGATAAATAACCTATATTTAAAAAATTAGATTTTGTCGCAAATGTTCTATCGGGATATTTATCTCTTACATGTATTCTAAAAATAGTTTCATCATTTTGGTTATATTCCTTTTCATTATTAAAAAGGGATAACATTAATGATCCACTTTTTGCTAATGTTTGTTGGTTCCCTAATTGTATACTATCATCCCATTTAAAAACTAATTTAGGAGGGTATATTGTGTGGGTGTCTGCAGAAAAATATTGTATTTCGCCAAAACTACTAGAAGCATCTGATTCAACACTATCAGGCATTTTTAATAAAAGTCCATAATTAGGGATTCCTGTTGGGATACTAGCTGCATTGTATAAACTTTGGCTATATTTTTGGATTATATTTTTTATTTCAAATTTTGTGTCTAAAGATTCCCCTTCTAAAAATTGTTGAGTAGCTTTAAATTCACTTCCTGTATACCAAGTCCCACCTCCTTGGGTTAATACTGTAGAATCTATAGACCCTGTACCATATACATTAGTTCCAAAATAATTAGTATCTGTTCCACTACCTGTCCAAGTTGTAGCTGTTGTAGAATTATCTCTAAATTCCCAAGAACACCCATTAGAGCCTGTAGGTAAATTTAAATATTTGCCTGTTCCTTCAGTCCATGATTGAGATATAGCAAAAACATTTATATTATGGACTGATACTAAATTTTTAGTATTAGCTACAGTTAGTTCTAAAGTAACAGAAGCAGTTATTGCTAATGCAGTTGAGTTAAAAATTTCTGATCCTATTAAATTATGTGCTGTTGTTATTTCTTCATTTTTAAACTGAATTAGGATTCTTGAAGGATGATTATATTGATCTGAAGATCCTGGTTCTTTAACAATTTCAAGGATTTCATCATGCCCTGCGTTCATTGTTGATCTATCAGGGTGGCTATATAGTGTTGTGTCTTTTTCTGGAAATATAAAGTAATGTGCCATTTTAATATGTTGTTATTTTGCCAATAATTTCTGAGTCTGGGTTTTTTATTTCAAATATACTAGGATCCATTGAGGGGTATATAACCCCATTTCTAGTAGCTTTATCAAAACTATAACTATATTGTGAATATCCTTTTAAGGGTCCACTTAAATTTGTAAGTTCTAGACTTGCTAAAGATTGTACTCCTTTAGTTCCTATTATTATGTCTTGTATTTCTGACATTATTATAGGTTGATTTATTTGCCATTTATCTATAACAAAATAGTCTTTTAAAGATGCTATAACGTCTAATAATATGCTTTGGTTGTTATAAGATTTGTAAACAGTTATTGTAAATTCTACTTTAAAATTAATAACAAAAGCATTTTTTATATTAATAGCGTCTGTTAGCATTCTAAACTGTTCTAAATATGTTGATAGATTATTTTTTGTAGCTGTGTTAACTAAACTTATTTTTTTTTCACTATTGTATCCTAAAAGATATAAATTAAGAGCTAATGGATTTGGAATACGATTAGGTTCATGTGTTAATGGAGATGTTTGATCATCTTGTGTTATATATGCTTTAGCTATTCTACCAAATTGAGGAGGCATAGATAAACATCTAATTATATAATCATCTTTAGTTACTGTTCTTTTTTGTGCCGCAAAATTAGCCATAGTATTCATTCTAATCTCTTCTAAAGTTTCAGCTCCTCCACCCCCACTTGCAGCTTCTAAATTTGTTGATGTTACTGAATTTCTTACAAAATTTAACATTGAAGTATTTGTTTGACCTTCTACTTTATGAGTTATGTCTAAAGTTCCTTTTTCTGTTATTGTGTTGCTTTCTACATTTGATTCTAATCCTCCTCCAGTAATATATTTTATAGTAAGAACAGTGTTAGCTGGAGCTTCTCCATATGCTTTAGTGTATAAAAAATTAGAAGGATCATAAGCTGTATCTAATTTTGATCTACCATCTTTAATGCCTAAACCAATATTATCAGGATTAGGGATTATTTGCTCATCGGATTTATCACTTGTACCTGCTCCAAATTGTATTTCTATACTATTATTTGGTTGTATTTTTGTTGTAAATCTTTTTGATACTCTTTTTACTTTTAAAAGATAAGGAGTTGCTGTTTGTTGGTGATGTAATGTAGGATCGTTAGCTGCTATGTTTTCTATTTCTTCAAATACAGTATCTTGAGCCATATAAGGGACTTCTGTCCATTCATTTCCGTCTGAATCTGTAATAGATTCTATAGATATTATATTTGTATCAAATAAGTTTAGAGTTTTATACTTTTCAATATTACCTATAGTAAATGATTGGGATTTAATTTCTCCACATATTGAAGGGATTGTTTTTTTTAATATCCAATATTCAATATTATTATTAGAATCATATTGGTAAGGATCTTGATTTGTAGGTTCAAATGAAGAAGAAAAATTAAATCTTGTATCATTAGTTGTATAAAAACTCATACCATTTTCTGTGGATAAAAATGTAGAATCTTTTTTTACATTTAAAGCATAATTAAAATCAGGGTTATAGTCATTATTAGGATCTGAAGGTACTAACTGCGTTATAGTTAAGTTTACTTGAGAGGGTGATGATACCTTTGGTTTATAACCCATAGCATGAGCTAAATTATAAAGATTTTCTGAATTTTGAGCTAAAGATAAAAAAGATTCTTTTAATTGAGTATCTGTGTAAAAAGATAATATGTCTCCAACGTATGAAGTCATTTCTAAAAACATCATAGCGGGATTACCTTCACTAAAATCATTAAAATTATTTGGAAAGTAATTTTCCGCAAATTCTAAAAGTTGGTTTTTAAAACCATTATAATCTTTACTTAGATATTTTACATCTTTATTTTGAGTTTTATTTGATGTTTTTGAATAAGCCATTAGTAATTAAAATTTAGTTGTATTGTGTCTTCAGAATTATCTAATAAATAATTATAAGTTAAATATATAGCTATTGCATGTTCATTTTCAGAAGTTTCTGATCTTATGCCTTTAAGTTTAATGTCAGGAACATATCTATTTATTTGACTTTGAATGTTATTTTTTAAAGATTCTAAATCTATTTTTTGTTCAAAAATTAATTGTTTAAGACCTACTCCAAAATTAGGTAAATTAATTCTTTCTCCGGGATATGTTAATAATACATTTAATAAATTAGATTTTATTTGATCTAAAACACTTGTAGTTCCTTGAAACATGTTTTTTTCATCTAAAGGAAAAGCAACCCCTATCGTAACATTCTTGTTAAGATTTAATAGATTTTTTCTTTTAGCTGATTGTAGTATAGGCATATATTATTTATTTTTTCTTTTTATCAATTGCTTCCATTAAACTACTATAGTCTCTTGTAACTGCATTAGCTACTGATTTAGGCATACCTGTAGTATCCATAGGTGTAGAGATTCCATTTGTAAAAGGTTCTGATAGGCTTACGGGGGATGTTCTTTCTCCTATATTTGTATCTCCCTGAGCTGTTTCGTTTAAAAGATCATTAAGTGTACTATTTCCTGCGAAATTTCTTTTGGTAAATTTTTTAGTTTCACTTCCCATAATATTTTCTTTTAAAGAAGAATTAGATCTATTAGGTTGTTCTACTATAGGTTGTGTAACTTCATCACGTAAATCTTCTTTTAATGATTTAATTTCTCTACGTAACGCATAATCAATTTCTTCTCTAACTACTTTTCTAATTAAATTTTCAAATGTTTTTGCTTTCATTGTTGTTTATTTATTATAAATATTAATTTTATTTGTTTTTTATATATCTATTATTCTTACTTGTGTATTTTTTATTCTTTCAAATTTTTCATTAAGAACAAAAGTTCTTTCTATTGCTTTTTTATCTCCTTGAGCTATTAAATTATCTAACATATCCCCATATAAAGATTGGATTTGTTGTATAACATCGTTTAAAGTAAGATCTGGTGGTATTTGTGGGGGGTTAGGTTGAGGAGGATTTGGTTCTGCCATAAGATCATTACATCTTGATATAAAGTCCATTTCTAAGTATATTAGAAAAGCTTTTAATATTTCTATTTTTTGTATAGCTGTGGTTGCAATTGCTTTAGGTTTTTGACCTAATCTTATAATGTCATCTGCTATTTTTGTGTATTTACCCAAAATACGAGGCACACATCTAAACATGTCCATAAATTCTTTTATAGTAGAGTTTGCTCGAATAACTCCATTATTTGTGTTTGTAATAACTGTTCCACTAACAGGTCCTCCTACTCCTGGTGCAGAAATTTGAGAAGCTAAAATAGCGGGGGCTGCTAGTATTATTGCTTGTAAAGTTTGTATTAAAGGTTGTACTCCATTCATAGTATCTTGAATAGTTGTAACAGGATTAGGAATACCAGGAGGCGTTGGGGCTATAGTAGATATGCTAGCTATTTTATTTTCTTGGTCTTGTAAAAATGTTAATGATTTTTGGAAAAGTTCTTGTAAATTATTTAACTTTTCTTCCATTTTGTCTATTTTTTCTTTAAATTTATCTTTACCTTTATCACTACAAGTATTAGGGTTTACTTCTGGTTGGAGTTGTTTTGCTATAAATTCAGGAGTCATTATTTCATTTTGAAGTTCTATAATTTTCCTGTCTATTTCTTCTTTTATTTTCTTTTTAACAATAGGAAGTACTCTAGCTATACTATTGTTTATTATAGTTCTTACTGATTTAGTAGCCATATTATGTTAATTTTGTAGTTGAGCTCATTATACTTTTTATACTGCCTTGAATAGTCATTAATTGATTTGTATGATTAGATAAAATTTTAAAATTTGAAGAATCCATTCCTGTAGATTGTCCAGGCATTGTAGTTTTATGTGAAACCATAAAACACATATCTAAACTCATGCCTATTAAAAAGTCTATTAATTCTATTAATACTTCTTCTAATTGATGACCTAATACAGCAGGTTCTGTTGGTAAAGTTCCTGTTTTTTGATTTTTTAATCCTAAATATATATTAGGAGAATTAACTATAAATTTAGTATTTATACTATTGTCTGTATCAAAATGAAAATTACCATTAGTAGAAAATCCTATGGCTTTTTCTGAATATAGTAATATAGAGTCTACTTTAGCATTAAATATTAATCTATCAGAGTTTATTATTACTTGATTACCATGGAATTCATTTGGATTTTTAGGTATATATTTCATAATTCTAAATCATCTATTATTGATTGTTCTGCTTTTGTAATTCCATGAGTAAAATTATTTAATTTAAATAAATTATTTCCTTTATAATATTCATGAATTTTGGGATTTAATGAAGAAACTGAATTTTCTTTAAAATTATTTCCTTCTATATAAGATATATGAATCCATGAAAATATTTGTCTTCCATCAAAATATTGTCCTCTTTCAGGATATTCCCATATTAACTGGTGGTACATAGGTAAATTTAATCGACACCAATTAAATAATGCTGAAGTATTTGAATCAGGAAATACCATATCTGCAGCATACCCATAGATATGTTGGCTAAAGGGGGCTCCTCCTATTAATTCATTTAATTTTTTATTTCTATAAACAGAAGTTAGTTTTACACCTGGGTATCTTTTTTTTATTGGATTAATACAAGTTTTAAATAGTTTGTGTAAATTATTTATTATCTTATCTTTACTTAATTCTTTACCATAAATAGAATCAAAATCAGATCCTGGAAAATTATTTATATTATTCTTTATAGCTACATCAGAATATATACATTGTTTTAATGAAAAGTAACCTTTACTTGGATAATTTGTTAATAGATCAGTCATATTTTATAAAAAGCTAATTTCTCCTACAATTATATCAAAACTATTTAAAATATCTTGATCAGATACAGAGGGGGGTCTTCCACCAACTTCTTGAGGACCTACATTATTATTATCATATAAATTTAAATTTATTGATTCCATATTTTCTTCAAATATAGGTAATGTAATTAAATCAACATAGTCTATACCCATATTTTCTGTGGGAGCTATATCGTAGTAACTACATTCTGATCCATTTATGTGTTTCTTTTTAAGTAAACTTGCAAGACCCTTATAAGGGATAGGAGGTGGGGAATTAAATATTATGTCTTCCTTATTACCACTATCCATTACTCTATCTAATGGTATGTTTAATTCTCTTTTAGGCATATTATAACATGTGTTTATATGATGGTTCATGATTTTTAAAACCTATACCTGCTTTTTGGAAATTAGGTATTCGTTGATGCGAACATAAATATATACTTGAATGGTCTTTATTTATATCTTCTAGTCCATGTATATTACTGCCTAATTGTTGAAATTCTTCACGTGTTAAATTTCCTTGTCCATTTCTTATAACAATAATAGGACGTCCTCTGGCTCTACCACCATCTAATTCTTCACTCCATGGTGGTTGTTTATGTGAACCCGTTATAGTAGATCCAAACCTTATAGAATTTCCATGTCTTCCCTCTACTATTACATCTCCTTCATAAGGTTGTAAAGGGCGTATATTGGGATTCTCCTCAAAATGTCCGAATAATCCTGTTTCTAAATTTCTTTCCTTTTCCATTATTGTTAATGCTGATGGCATAGCATTATGGTTAGGATGATTATAAATGTTTATAGGGGGTAAATAATAAACGCTAGTTCCCCCCTCTGTGTTAAAATTGCTTTTTGGAGCGGATAAAATAAATACTAACTCATTAACCGTAGGATATTGAGATATATTATGAAATAAAGGTTTTGCTAAGGGAAGTTGAAATGATCTAAGAGGTTTAGCGTCTCCAAGTTCACTATACCTTATATTCCCTATACCTGCACTTGATCCAGATACTATTATTTCTTCAACACGTACTGCTCTTATTATACTACGCATCTTTAGGTGGGTTTATTTGTTTAGGTTTTTCTACTGTTTTAGATATTTCGTCTGCTACTTGTTGGAGTTGTTCTATTTCTTCTTCTGTTAATATTCCACTGTCCCCTGTATTTGAATTTCCTGTAGATAAACGTTGAACTATAGCTGCCATTTTTATTAGTTGGTCGTCGTTTTTAACACTAATTTCCATATATTCTTTAATTAAGGGTACTACTACAGTAGCATCTCCTAAACTAGTAATAAGAGGACGTAATTCAGCTATTAATGAAGCTAACTGTTTTGATTTTTTGCTTTGGTTTTTATGTATTTCTTTTAATAAATCAGAAAATGATTTATCATCGAATATTATTTGATTTAATTCATCCATAATTACATTTTATTATAAATATGGAAAAATTTTAAATTTTTACATATCCTGTGTCAATATATTCATTATGTAACTTTTTATATAATTTTTTTAATATTTTAGTTACTTTTGTAATAACAGGAGTATCTACTTCTGTCATTTCTCTAATGTAAATATATAGTGCTTTTTTGTTAAAAATTTCTAAATTTTCTCTACGTTTAAAAAGTATATTAATAGAATCACATACTCTTCTATCTTTTTCTTTTTTAAATAAAATAAACATATGTTTATCTACATATTCAGTAAAATAATCTATAAAATTTTTTATATCTTTTTTGCGTTGATCTCTTCCTAATGAACGCAAAACACCATCATCTTCGTCAGCAGCTTTTAAATCTGCTTTTTGTTTTTTCTTTTTATAATTATTATTATTATTTAATATAAGGTAATTTTTTCCTACAATAGAAAAATAAGAAAAAGCTTTTGAACCCTTTTCTGGTTTAAAATAATCTAATTTTTCTATAAAAAAACATATTACTTCATGTTTTAAATCTTCTAAATTATCTACTTCTGTATAATAAAATTTAAAAGTGTGTATTAAATTTTCTGCTAATTTATAAAAAGGATAATATATTCTTGAAGCAAATATGTGATCTCTTTCTGGTTGAAAACTAGATGCTAGATATTCTTTTATAGCTGCATCTGTATCTTCAGTAAAATATCTTTTTTTTGTTCTTTTTCTACCTCTTTTTCTTTTAGGAGGAGGAATAACCCATGATTCTATTTTAATTTTAGGTTTTTTTGGCATAAATGTTTATTTAAGAGTAAATTCGTTTAAAGCTTCTTGGATTTTTTTTATTTCTTTAAAAAACCAACCTATTTCGTCATCAGCATAAAATATACCTTTATTATCTATTTGTTTTAACCTTTGATCGCATGTTTTAACGGCCTCACTTTGTTTTGCTATAAAATCTTCTAAGATTTCATTCTTTTTTAATAAATTAAAAAGAGCAAAACCTAAGGTTGTTGTTATTACAGCAAGTATTATTGTTGATATTATCCACCCCATAATTTAATCTTTAAAAAACGAATCTATAACATCTAAAGTAGCATTAGATAGATTCGGATTATTTTTAGTATTTATTTTTTTAGCATTTCTCATTGTTTTATCTCCCTTAGAACCGTTTGTAGGTTTTGATTGTTTAGGAACTGCATCTGTTGCATTATTCCAAATTTCATATTCAATTTGAGCTGCCATATGATCTGCTTGGTGCATAAGTAAAGGTAAATGTGACCTTAATTTTGTTTCTTTCATACCTGACATAAAATAAAATTTATTACTTTCATCATATAATCCGTCATGTATTTTAATACCAATAAATTCATTTTGACTTACTTTGACTCCAATTTCTTGTAATAAGAATAAAGATCGTTCTGGTATCTTCATTGCGGGTATATCAGTATTAAATTTATAAATTTGGCCTAATTTATCAATATGCCATTGTGAGTCGTTTGGTTTGTAGTATTCGCCTTCTTGTTGACCCATCTTGCCCAAATCATGGAATAAAGCAACGAAATGCATTTCTTCAATGGTATATGTGGATATATCACCTCCCATTTTATTCCATGTTTTATATAATTCATTTGAACAATCATATACACGTAAAACATGGTCAACATAACCACCTGCAAATGCTGAATGGTGCCAATTCTTTGCGGCTGCGGGCATCATCATCATTCTTTCTTCGTATTTTTCCATAAAGGGAATTAATATATCTGTTCGTTCTTTAGATATATTTGTTTTTATTTCGCTAATATAGCGATTCCAATTTGATTGGATTTTTTCTGCTGATAACATATAACCTGTTTTTTTAAATATTTCCTACTTGCCCTGTTCCTCTAGCACCTATAGTTCCTACCTGTGATATAGTAATAAAATTTTGTAAAGATTCAAAACGATCTTTTAATTCACCTTTTTCCATAAAATCAAGAGCTTTTTTATTTTCACCTCTTTTAATTAAAGTTCTTAATTTTGATAAAGATGTATCTAGTCTATCTAAGGCTGATTGTGCTTGTTTCGCGTATTTCATATAAATTTATTTATTTATTTATTGCTATATAAGAAAATAATTTTGGGAATCCAAATTATTTATTAGTTCTTATATTGAGTCTTGCAGGAAGAATTTTACCTGATGCGTTTCTTATAACTATTTGATATTTTAAAGGTACTTTTCCTTCATCTTGTTGAAGGACAGGACTGTTAGTTTCGATAACTACATCTAAATTTTTAGAAGTAGTACCTGGGTATTTTATTTGTACGGCATTTGCATTTAATTCTCCTACCATGTCATAAGCTCCTTGTTCACCGTCTATATAATGGACAAATATTTCTCCTCCTGTTTTTTCTCTTACATACCAATATCCATATCCAAAAGAAGAGGCTAATAAATTTTTAATTTTATCTAAATCTACATTAGATGATGATTCTCGTTCTCCTTTTTCTCCTTCTCCCGTAATATAAGCATTTAATCCATCTGCCATCCTTTGTGGGTCTATACCACATGCTTCAAAAATTTCTTTAAATAAAGGTTTTTCATTATATTTACTTTCATCAAATATAGCTTTACCTTCTTCATTTAAATAAACAAATGGAACATTACCTCCATTATATATTCCAGAACCTTTTTTATTTTTAATTGATAAATAAATATCTTGATCTGCATGAATTACTAAATCTGCTACTTTAGCTCCTAAGTCTGTAGGGCCTTCAAATGAAAGTTGTCTTTTAGTATCTGCTGCTCCCATAAATTCAGCATCATCAGGGGTTAAGTTTTCGGGATTAATTTGTAAAGCTGTAAATAATTTTTGAATATCGGGGAATTCTATTTTATCTATAGGAAAGCCAACAGATCCTTGTATTTTAGTTAAAAGATCTTGTTCGTAAACTTCTCCTTCATTAGCACCACCTGCTAATACTATTTGGGTTTGTCCTTCTTCAGTTTCAAATTCAAACATATTATATTTTGAACTTTTGTTAGGACCTGATTTAGGTTCATATATTGTAATTTTTGGATTATCAAAAAGAGAAATGATAATTTCCATAAATTTATCTTTATCAATCTTTTTTTGATTACCTACTCTATAAACATTTGACATAGTAGTTAAACCTGCTTCTTTACCTTCAGAAGAGTCTACTATTTTAGCTATGGCATTTCTTGTATTGGATGCTTTAGTGCCTTCTTTTAAATTATTAATGATTTCGTTGGAAGGTAATTCTAATTTTTCTAAAATTTGTTTAAGTATAGAGATGTCAGAAGGGTTATCCAGTGTTGGATACCCCTTTTCTGACCTGTAAGACCATTCTAATAATAACTCATTAAGAGTCATAATATTATTTTCTAATATTAGCTAATTTCTTAAATCTAGATTTTAATCTATTTTCCGCTAATGTTTTTTTAAATCTATTTTTTCGTATAGATTCATTCATTTCTTTTTTCTTATCATCTTTTTCTTTATCATCATCCTTTTTGTCATCCTTTTTGTCATCACCTTTATCATCATCTTTTTTATCATCAGCTTTAGGTGCTTTAGGTGCTTTAGGAGCAGCAGGTTTATCATCTCCTTCAAAAAAATCTTTTAACATGTCAAACATGTCTTTTAGGATTTTTTCAGGGTTCATATCTTCTCCAACTTTTATATCATCAGGTCCTACGTCTATTTTAGGAGCTCCCATATCCATAGGATCTCCACCCATCATATCATCCATTCCAGGCATATCTTGTTCTTTAACCTTTTGTGTGTAAGCAGAATATTCTTCTGCTATCATTTTTTTAAGTTCTTTTAAGTTCATTTTATTTTTTGTTTAAGTAAGTTATTATTTTTTGGGTCTTTTTTTACTAGAAGGTTTTCTACCCCTTCTTTTATTTCCTTTTGCGGCATCAAAAACATCTTTTGATTGACTTGCGACATTTTTAAATGCATTTTTAACATCAACTAGTTCTTTTTTCATAGTTTTAAGTCTAGATTTTGTTTCTTTTAATGCTGCTTCGGCTTTTTCGTCTATAGTTGTTGAATTCCAAAGCGCATTCCACAATTTTTTAAAATAATTTTTTATTTTTTGTAACATAACAATTTTTTTAATTATACTTATAATTTTAATCCATTTGCTAAACCTTCTAAATAAGCAGCTTTAGCTATTTCATAATACATTTTAACTCCCATAGATCCTTCTCTTAAATTTACACCATACTGTTTGCAAATTTCTAAAAGTTTAATATGTTCTTCTCTAGTCATATCAGTTTCTGCTACATTACGTCTTATTCCTTCAAGAGCAGTTACATCTGATTCTTCTTCTTTTTTTAATTCTTCAAGTCTTTTTTCAATTAACTTTATAGTATCTGGTAGTCTTCCAGGTCCTTTATATCCTTTAGTATCTACATTTTCAGCATATACTTTTTCTAAAGTAATAGTAGTTTGGTTACTTTCTTTATCATACTTCTTTTGAAGTTTTTTAACTATTTTTTCTAATTTAGGAAAAATTTTATCAGTGTTAAGTTTAGAAAGATAGGCATTATATTGTTCTAAACCATCTGACATTTCTTTATATTTTTTAGAATATTCTCCTAAAGCATCTTTAGCCATTTGTTTAAGAGTACTAGGGGCTGGATTTTTTGAATTATATTCATCACCACCTTTTCCTTTAAATAAAATACTTTCAAGAGCTTCTTTTTCTTCTGCAAATCTATCACCTTTAACCTTTCTAGCGCCTTTAGTAGCTGCTTTGTCTGCTTTATCATCATCTACATCTTGAGGGATTTCCATATCATCATCTTGTTCTTCCATCTTTTTTTCTGATAGTATTTTTTTAAGTTCCCTTTTTATTGTTTCTTCTAATGGTGATGGTTTAATATCAGCTTTTGTAGATATTTCTTGGCTTTTAACTTTTGGTTCAGTCATTTTATCATTTTTGTATGTTTGGCTTACTTCTTTCATTTTAAATTCATCTTGTTCTTTTAACCAAGCTTTAAATGATGGTTTTACTCCTTGAGTATTCCTAAATAAAGTTTCATAAGTTATTAATGATGTATAATAACCTCCATTATCTTCTAAATTTTTAAGAACAGTTTCTGTTGCTTTTTCTCTTTCTTCTATTGTTGATTCGGCTAATCTTGAACATCCTATAGCAGTTAATTCATAGTCCATACCTTTTCTAAACTCATAGGGGTTTACTTTATCTAAACTATTTCCAACTCTTGATTTTTCTTCCCATCCTGTTGTTACTTCGTTTTTTTTAGGTGTATATCCGTAAAATTTGTTGTTAGCCATTATTGTAGTATATTATTCCCTAATAAATATAAAGTATTTTTAAAAGGGCGTTATTGTTTTATAATTCTATTATTTATTACTTTATTATTATAAGTTATATTTAAATTATAGATACCACTTGGTAAATTAGTCATATCAATTTTTGTTGTTTTTTCTTTAAAAATAACTAAATTTCCTACCATATCATATAACTTTACATCAATTTCTTGTGTAATATTAAGTATGCTATTTACTGGATTAGGATAAATTAATAATTCACCATTCATTTCTTCTAAATCAATAGGCCATCCTAAATCACAATAATTATATAACTCAACACAATATGAATTCCAATCTCCTGTACAACATTCTGTATCAATTGAAATTACCCATTCAAAACATTCATTAGGCAACCAATATGGGACTCCTGGTCCCCCACTGCATCCTGCATCGTATTCACAACTGCCATCATCTGTATTGACATTTCCATCATAGTTATCAGCGTTTACATCAGTACAACCTGTTAATATATCAATACAAGTTCCATTATCTGTGTTTGCTAATGAATCATAATTAAATGCATTTTCATCAGTACATCCATAAATTACATCAATGCATGAAAAATCTTCTATATTAGCATTAACATTATAATTAAATGCTGTTGAATCTGTACATCCTTCTACTATTTCTATACATGAATCATTATCTACATTTGCTTCTGAATCGTAATTTAATGCTGTTGGATCAGTACAACCATAAACCGTTAATAAACAAGATCCATCATCTGTATTTGCAAATGCATCATAATTAAAAGCAAATATATTAGTACAACCTTCTATTATTGGTATACATGAATCGTTGTCTGTATTTGCATTAAAGTCATAGTTAAATGCTGTAGAGTCTGTACAACCGTATATTGGTAATATGCATGAACCATCATCAGTATTGGCTTCTGAATTAAAATTTAATGCTGATGAATCTGTACAACCTGGGTATAAACAAGATCCATTATCTACATTAGCTATATAATTATAATTTATTGCTTCAAAATCAGTACAACCAAAATATAAACATGAGTCATCTCCTACGTTTGCATTTTCATTATAATTCCAAGCTACATCATCCATACAACCAACTACTACAGGGATACATGAATTATCATCAAAATTTGCATTTTCGTTGTAATTATATGCTAAATCATTAGTACAACCTTCTATTATTTCTATACAATTACCATCATCTGTGTTTGCATTTTCGTTATAATTTAATGCTTCTAAATCAGTACAACCTAATGTTGTTGGAATACATAAAGTGCCACAAAAAGGCATTGCATTGTATGTGTTATAAAAAGGTGGACTAAAAGATTGTAATGCTCCTTGACCATTATATGCAAAAGGATTCCATCCTTCATATAATAATATAATACCATTAGCATTTGTTAATTTAAATGAATTGTGTAATGTTTGGAATTCTACTTCTTCTGGTGGTGTTTGTGCACCCCCCACTTCAAAATAATATACTTTTACTGGTTCATCTGTTTCTAACCAAATAGGAAATGTTTGTTCATATTCTCCTGGTCCCATTGTAAATGACCACATGTTATCTCCTTGAACAACCCCTAAGAATGAATTACCCCATCCATCAGCACCAGCATCTCCTATCCATAATTCATAATTACAGTTAGGATATATTTCCATTTGTGTAGCTGTAGAATCATAATTAAAAGCATTTTCATTTATACAACCAAATACGTGTTCATTTAAACATGAACCATCGTCTGTGTTAGCAGCAGGATTAAATTCTTGGTAATCAAAATCTGTACATCCTAATACTTCTTCTGCATTACCGCATATAGTTGTTTGTTGCCAAGTTGAATAAGCTACATTTCCAAAACCAACTCCTACTGTATCTTGTTCTGCATTTACCCAAGTATTAGAGGATAATGAAGTTA